CTCGATGCGATCCCGGCCGAGGCCGAAGGCTCGGCGCTCACCCGCGTGCAGATCGAGGCCTGCATGGAAGCGGGCATCCCGATTGTCCGATGGGCCTGCGACGACGATTTCAAGAATGCTCCGGAACACATCCGCAAGGCCGACACGCTCGACTTCTGCGAACGCGAGCTCAAGCCCCACCTTGCCACGCTCGATCCGCTGTTGCCGCATGTCTTCGGCGAGGACTTCGCCCGCAAGGGCGATCTGACCGTGATCAACGTCATGGCGATCACGCGTTCGCTCATCCGCCGTTCGGGCCTGATTGTCGAGCTGCGGAACGTTCCGTTCGACCAGCAACGCGACATCCTGTTCTACATCGTCGATCGCCTGCCGCGCATGTCGGGCGGCGCGCTCGATGCCACCGGCAACGGCGCCTATCTCGCCGAGGTCGCCTCACAGAAGTACGGCCCCTCGATCATTGAGGTCAGCCTCTCACGCGCCTGGTATCTCGCGGAAATGCCGGCCTACCTCGAGGCGTTCGCGGACAAGACCGTCGTGCTTCCGGCGGACGAGGACATTCTGCGCGACCATCAAGCGCTGCAATATTGCGATGGCGTGGTGAAGGTCCCGGACGATCACGCGACAACCGGCGCGGATGGCCTGAAGCGCCATGGCGACAGCGCCGTTGCCTCGGCGCTGGCGTATTTCGTGAGCCGCCAGGATCTCCCGGAATACGACTACGCGGCCGCCCGGCACTCGCCCCTTGCGCAGATGGGCCACAACGGCGGGCCGCTTGATGACGATGACGACGATTTCGCCCGTGCAGGCGGGATCAACCCCGGACATTCAGGAGGCTTGTGGTGAGCACCTATCAGCTTGTCGATCCGCAAGGGCGGCCGGTTTCCTCGGCCTCGCTTCTTCGGGAGGAAGCCGCACCGACCCTGACCGGAGTGCGTTCGATCTGGGGCGAGCCGGTCGCCTCGGGCCTCACGCCGGCGAGACTGGCGCGCATCCTGCGCGATGCTGTTGAGGGCGAGCCGGGCGACTATCTGGCGCTCGCCGAAGAGATGGAGGAACGGGATCTCCACTACGCCTCGGTGCTGGGTACCCGAAAGCGCGCGGTGCTGGCTATCGAGCCCGTCGTCAATCAGCCTCGAAACGGCAATGTCGACGAGAAGATCATCGACGCCGTGCGGGGCCTGGTCGAGGCGCCGATCTTCGAAGACATGCTGATCGACGTCCTGGACGGGCTCGGCAAAGGCTTCTCCGTCGTCGAGATCCTTTGGGAGCACGGCACGACGTGGCGGCCGCGTGAGTATGTCTGGCGCGATCCGCGTCACTTCCAGTTCGACCGCAGGACGGGCCGAGAGCTGCGACTGCGCGAAGACGGCTCGACTGAGGGTCGCGAGCTTTCCTCCTATTCCTTCATCCGGCATATCCCGAAACTGAAGTCCGGCCTGCCGATCCGTGGCGGCTTGGCGCGGCTTGCCGCCTGGGCCTTCCTGCTCAAGAGCTACACGCTCAAGGATTGGGCCGCGTTTTTGGAAGTCTTCGGGATGCCGCTTCGGGTCGGGCGCTATCCGCGCAGCGCAACCCCCGACGAGAAGCGTGTCCTCTTGCGCGCGGTGCGTGACCTCGCGGCCGATGCCGCCGCGATCATCCCCGCCGGAATGGAGATCGAGTTTATCGAAGCCAAGGGCGGCAGCGGCAATGCCGTCTTCGGCGCCATGGCGGAATACCTGGACGCACAGATCTCGAAGGCTGTTCTCGGTCAGACGATGACCACGGACGACGGCTCCTCGCTCGCTCAGGCGCAGGTGCATGAGAACGTGCGCTACGACATCCTGCGCGCCGACGGCCGGCAACTCTCAACGACGATCAATCGCGACCTGGCCCACCCTTACATCGCCTTCAACTTCGGGCCTCAGGAGCACTATCCGACAGTCGATTTTCCGGTCGCGGAAGCCGAGGACATCAAAACGATGTCGGAGGCGCTCACCGAGCTGGTTCCGCTTGGCCTGCGCGTGAAGTCGGCAGAGGTTCGCGAGAAAATGGGGCTGAGCGAGCCCGGAGACGATGACGACGTGCTTGCAGCCCCCGCGGCGGCGGCCTCGGCAACCAAGCCCGATATCACCGGAGATCCCCAGGACGACACGGGTACTCCAGCTGCTGCCCGAGCGTGCCCGCACTGTGGCGGGTTCCATGCCACCGCGCGAGCGGATGAGGAACCGGACGAACTGGACGCCCTTCTCGGAGAGGCCCTTGACCAATGGGGGGCCGACCTTGCGCCGGTGCTCGATCAGCTGCAGGCGGAGTTCGCCGCGGCGTCCTCCTACGACGACTTGCGAACTCGGCTTGAGCGGCTGTCCGGCGACCTCGATGTCGGGCCGATTGCCCGCCGGCTGGCCGACCTTGCGATGATCGCGCGCGGGTTGGGCGATGCCGGCTGATCTCCCCGAACAATTCCTCACGGCCTCGCCGGAGGTCACCCGGTACTTTCGGGAAAAAGGATCTCGGCCGACATTCGACTGGCGAGACATTGCCCCCGTCGAACATGCCTACGCCTTCACGGTAGCGAAGTCGGCCGGCTTCGACGTCCTGGACGATCTACGCGCCGCCGTTGACGATGCCATCGTCAACCGGGTGCCATTCGAAGCCTTCCGGGAGCGGCTGACGCCGATCTTGCAGGCGAAGGGCTGGTGGGGCAAACGCTTCGCGAAGGACCCGGCCGACGGCGAGACCAAGCTCGTGCAGCTCGGAAGTCCGCGCCGGCTCCGCACCATCTACTGGGCGAACATCCGCACGGCGCATGCGGCCGGCGAATGGGAGCGAACCCAGCGCACCAAGCGCTTTCTCCCGTATCTGGTCTACACGCTCTCGCTTGCCGAACGCCGCAGGCCGGAACACCGGGCATGGGTCGGGATCGTCCTTCCGGTGGATCATCCTTTCTGGGACACGCACTATCCGCCCAACGGTTGGGGCTGCAAATGCGGAGTGCGCCAGATCTCCCGGCGCGAGGCGGAACGGCTCGGCTATGATCCCGAGGCCGGCGGCCCGCAGATCGTCATGCGGTCATGGCGGAACAGGCGCACCGGTCAGGCCGTGAATGTGCCGGTCGGGATCGATCCCGGCTGGGACACCAATCCCGGCAAGACGAGAGGCCGGAACGTCGCCGAACTGCTGTCCGGCCGCCTGGGCGATCTCTCGACGGCGGCCAGGCGCGCGGCGATCGCCGACTTCACCGCATCGCCGACATTCAAGGTCTTCGTCGAGAATGCGATCGACACCGGTTTGAACCATGCCGCCCGCGTGCCGGCGCTCAAGGCGGAAGGCCTAACGGGCTTCAGTCTTCTCGACAAGCTTGAAGCGGAACGGCGCTACGCCATGACCCGCTTTCCAGTAGCGGTCGCCCCCGGCCGCTTTGGCGACGACTATCTGCCGGTGATGATCGATGCGCGCACCATCGGCCACGCGGCCGATCACCGGCGCGTCCCGGATGTGTCTGAGTGGCCCAATATGGGTGAGATCCTGAAACGCGCCGAGGTGAAACGGGATGCCAATGGCGCCGTGAGGCTCTACGACGAAGCGACCGGCATCTTCATGGTGCTCGACCCGATCAGCCATGCTTGGCGTGTTCGCACTCTCTTCGCAACGAAGCGGCGCCGCTACTTTGATCGGCAGCCAGGCGAAAGGGTAGACTGATCGGTTTGGAAAGAGCACACGGGCAGGAAGGTCGCTACCCCATCCGCTCTCTAAAGCCGAGCGCGCCCGAAGGCTTTGATTTGCCCGTGTGCTAACGCAATGGATAGCACAGGACGGTCAGGCGGGCAATTGAACCGACGCATGTCCGCGCTGTAGGGGCCAACGATGCGTTCTCGGTTCCCAACCCCCGCCGCGCCCCCCAAACAACGCCTCTACCCCCTTTAAACCCCCTTTAACGGCGAAGCTGTCGCTGGGGCGCGGGTGCGGATTGCGGTGTACGGATGTTGATGCTGGGAAGTGACGCTTCGGTTGGATCCAATCACCGGTCCTGAAGATCTTCCGCCTGACACTGTCAGGGGCGCGAGAGGCAGGAGCGTCACGCACTTTGTGACGCATGAACACGCGCTCCGCAACCGCCCTGTTTTCCCAGACCTCACTTGCCGCCGAGGCGGGC